TCGGGTCGCACAAATCGATACATCGTCAATACTCCGGATGACCCAACCCGGCGCGGAGGGTCCGTTCGCCGACGGTGAGCTCGTGGACCGGCCAGCGCCAGTAGCCGCCCTTGCGCGGCGCCGTGAAATACAGGGGGCGCTGCCGTAGTTGGAACCGGTCGACGACCGGGCCGAGCGTCGCCGTCAACGTCCAGCCCTCCGTCGCCGGCTTCAACGTGCGCGCCCGCCCCCCCGGTGCGTCGACCAGTTCGCGCGCCCGGTGAATCGTCCACGTCGTGAGCGTCGCCGCCGGCCGATGGTTCCAGGCGATCGAGGCGCCGCGCGTCCCGCGCAGCGTGATGTCCTTGAACATCTAGGGGGCGACCGGCTCCCGCGTCCACGGACCCGCCGCCGAGAACGTCGACGTCAGCGCCGGCGCCCCGTCGACGGACGTGTCGATCTCGGCGTCCATGTAGGCGAGCCCGGACCAGAAGAAGGTCGCTTCCGTCGTGTTGGGGACCAGCTTCAACAGGCCCGGCGTCGCGGCGTCCGCGGCCTCGACGAGCGTGACGTCTTCCGAGTTCCAGAAGCCGTCGGTACTGCCGCTGATGTCCTTCATGCCGGGGATATAGACCTTGTTGACGTCCCCGAAACACGTCACGTCGATCTTGTCGGTCTTCAGCGACAGCTTAAAGTTCTTGATCGACGCGATGAGGACCGGCGTCCCCGGCGTCGCCCCGGTCGCATCCCACAGCACTTCGCCGTACCGGCCGCTCAGAATTGGCATAACTCACCCTTTCTCACGCAATGGACATTTCGACCCGATAGCGCCCGCCGCTGTGCTGCCAACTGATGCGCGGGTCGCTTTCATCGGGCTCATTGGTCGGTTCCAGCCGCTGCACGCGATGCGTCGTCATCCAGGCGTAGCCCGGCACCGTCAGCGGCACGTCTTCGAGCAGCGCATCGATGCGCGCCGCCGCCTGCTGGACGACGCCGCCCCCGGTCGCCTGCACCACGGCCTTGACCTGGTAGAGCGCCGACTCGATCGCGCGGCCCCCGAAGATGGCGACATCCATCGCCTCGACGAGCGACACGATGACGAACCGCGTCGACCCGGGCGGCGCTTCGCTGAGATAGACGCCATCCGGGGTGAGCGCCTCGAGCGTGGCGTCCGCCATCAGTTGCGCGATGATCGCGTCGTCGATCGCGGAGGACTCAGGCGGCGGCATCGATCGACCCTCGGACGCGCAGCCCTTCCTGTTCGAGCATCCAGATCAGCCGCTCGTACATCGCCCGCCGGTGTTTCATCGCCGCCCGCACGAAGACATGCGTGGGCGTCATCGAGCCCAGGTTGGCGTGCGTGCTGGAGCGCCGCTGTCCCGTCCCGTTGTCGTACAGCCAGGCGTGCTTGGCGCGGTTGACCAGCACCGCATTGGCGCCGAGCGCCCGTGACGACGCCTTCATCCCGGCGCCGGTGTCGACCGCCAGGCCGGCCTTGAGGTTCCCGGTCACTTCGGGATAGGCCGCGTATATCTCGCCGTAGGCGGACATCGCGGCGGCCGTCACAATGCCGTGCGCCTCGTTCGTCAGGTGCGCCGGCAGTTGCCGCAGCTGCGCCTTGAGCTCCGCCATCCCCGACCAGACGATCCGGTTGTTGGCACTCACGGCACGACCTCGGTGCAGGACAGCTCGAGGTCGATGCCCCGGAAGTCGGGCGACCGGACACCGGTGACGTGGAGCACCCGGCCCTCGGGCACGACGAGCCGGGTCTGCGTCGACACCTGGGGATGGAAATCCATCGTCACCAGGTGCGTCGCCACCGCGAGGCTCGTGTCGGCGCGGCTTCGCTCCATGTCGGCCGCCGACGACGGCGCAATCGCCGCGTACATCGTCGGCGGGTCGAGGGCGACGTACGTGGCCGTGAATCCGCCGTGGCCGTCCGGCAGCGGCGGGCCGGGCTGCTCGAGGCTCACGAGATGGTGCCGGGCGCCGCGCGTGACCGGGGGCATCAGCGGAGGGCCGGGTCGCGGAAACGCGCCAGGAGCGGATCGATCTCCGCCCAGACGCCTTGGTTCACGTCGAGGTCGTCCCGGTCGGCGGGGTCGTCGCCCCGGTGTTGCCAGAGGTAGGCGACCAGCAGCAGCGTCGCCATCTGGACCGGGAGCGGCGTGGTCGTCTCGTCCCAGGTGTCCTCGGCGCGGTCCTTCAGGTAGTCGACGATGACGGCGCTGGCGGCGTCGACCTTCTGCTGCAGGTCGGCGTCCTGGCTGGTCGCCGTCAGCCGCAGATGCGCCTTGGCCGCGGCGAGCGAGACGAGCGCCATTACCGGACCCCCGGCGCGTCGCGCCCGTCCCGGCCGCGCTTGACGATCAGCGTCCAGACTTTCGACCCTTCGCCCGGCCGGGACGTCGTCGGCCCGTTGCAGTGCCACAGCGAGCCCGCCCAGGTGACGCCGTCGCCCAGGTCGTAGTCCTTGCCATCGACGAAGACGCCGCAGTAGCGCAGGCCAGGTGTGCCGTCCTTGCCGTCGACGCCGGCCGGCCCGGGCGGTCCCGGCGGGCCGGGCACCAGCTCGCGCGTCTCGAGGACCGCGACCCGTTCCCGCACGGCGGCCATCTCTGACTGCCCGCGTCGCTCGACGTCGCCGACGGTCGCGGTCACGAGCTCCACACTGCGGACGACCTCGGCCACCAGCGCCGGCGTGACCATCGCTTCCTCGGCGCGCGTCCAGGCCCGCTCGACGGCGGTCATCCGCTGTTGCAGCGGCCCGACCGTGTTCGCGATCACTTGCGCCACCGTCTCGGCGAGGACGTCAACCCGCATACGCCTCCAGGTGTTTCGTCACGGCTGGCAGCAGGGCCGCCGCGAAGGTCTTGGCGTCGGTGTCGTCGTCGTCCGCAGCGACCGGGATCGTCGCGGCGACCGATGACTTGAACGGGTCGCCTGCGTCGCGCTGCGCCAGGGCGGCGAGCGAGAAGTACTGCTGCTGCGCCAGCGGGGAGGCGCCACCGGGGACACTGCCCAGGCCGAAGTACCGCCACCGCGCCTCGTTCGGGGACATGACCGTGCCGCCGATCGCATCGGCCGCGGCCTTGGTCCGCGTCGCCGTATCCATCCAGAGCAGGTCGGTAATGTCGAACTCCACTCCGATCGACGGAGTCTTGAACTCCAGCCCGCGATCGAGCACCGCCTCGAACGACGTCAACAGCGATTGGATGCACTGCGAGTAGTACTGCTGCAGGAGCGGCTCGACGTTCGCGTAGGGCGGCGGCGGCCCGACGCCGATCATGTAGGCCGGGACGTGGAAGCAGGAGCAGACGGTGTCGGCGGTCCACTTCAGTTGATCGATCAGCTGTGAGTCGACGGCGTTGACCGTCATGGCTTCGTACTTCAGCCCGTCGCCCAGGACCGCGACGCGCCCGACATTGGCGCCGGCGAAGTTGGCTTCCCAGTACTCCTTGAGCCGTTGCGCCGTCTCGTTGGCAATCTGGCCGGGCGCGGTCAGCACGCCACCGGGCTGACTGCCGTTGGCGAAGAACTTCGACGAGCTCTGTTGAATCGTCTGGCCATGCAGCGCCGCCAGCCCGCACGCGTACAGCGGCGTGACGCCGCAGAGCGGGTGGAAAATCGGGCACATCATGTCGTGCAGAATTTCGCTGGCGGGCACGGTGATGCCGCCGCCGCGGGCCGGGTCGAGGTCTTCGATGCCCGCCATCTCGTCGCGGGCGCAGTGGTAGTAGACGCTGCCGTCCGCCGCGACGAGCGGCGTCACCCGCGCCGGGTCCAGGACGTACATCGCCACGACCACGCCGCGGCCGTCGCGTTGTTTCAGGGCGTAGGTGTTGCCCGCCAGGAGCTTCGAGAGCATCCAGCGTTCGGCGAACTTGACGAAGGTCTGATAGCGGTTCGGCGACCGGAGGACCGGCGAGTACGCCGGGTTCGTCGTCTCGTGCCAGATGCCCTCGTCGTCCTGTTCGACCAGGCGCAGCCGCAGCTTGGCGACGTCGGAGGCGATGAGCGTGGAGCAGGCGAACACCGGCGCGTAGGAGAGCGACGTTTCGACGCGGATGTCTTCGTTGCGCTGCCAGGCGCCGGTCGACGGCTCGCGAATCGTGCGCCAAAGACCGCCGCCGCCGGCCGCGCCGCTCAGGGGGGTGAGCGGGCGGCGCGGCGACGTGAGCGCCTTCGTGACGGAGACGGTGTACCCGAACAGGTCCATCGACGGTGTTCAGACCGCGGCCGGCGTGTAGGTCGCTCCACTCACGTACTTGACCGCCGCATCGAGCCCGCGCTTCCAGTTGATGAATCGCTCCGCGCGCAGCCCAACGAGGTTGTTCTGCCAGAGCGAGACGTAGACCGTCGTCGCGTCGGCCGGCGACATCGGCGCGGAGTCCATCTGCACCGACGCCTCGCGCGACACGTCGATCGACACGCCACCCTCATCGGCGACCAGGACGGTCGACGGCGCCAACGCGATGACGTTGGTGCCCGCCGCGTTGCTGGTAATGACGGTGATGCCTTCGATCGAGCCGCCGGTCACGCCGACGCCCGGGAACAACTTGTTGCCCAGCGCATCGCGCGAGAAGCCGAGCGCCAGGGCGTTCGTCTCGGAC